CTGGCGGCGATCTGAGTCGTGCTTTGGCAGGTTTGGAAAGAGCAGGGTTAGATACAAACCTTGGAGTTCCTTCGGGTCCAGTTGAGCAAAGAGAGAACCTTATTGGTAGGGAATCTGCCGGACCAGCTGGTGGAGTTTCTGACTTAACTGGTGGTATTGCACCTGATAACAGGTTTCTTCCAGGAATTACATTCGGTTCCGATAGTGTAGCGAGTCCTGTAAGAGGACTTCCTTTTACTACCACTGGGGGCACTGGGACCCGCCTAACACTTCCCGGACGCTCTCCAGCATCACAACCACCTGCTGCTGTACCTCCAACATCTACAAGACCCATCCTCCTTGCCGATAGAGGTGTAGCACCAACACCATCAATACTAGCAACAACAAATGCACGGGTACCATCCGCACCAGTACCTTCAGTACCAACACCGGTAGCAATACCACCATCAGCACCTCAACAAAGAATAACGGTTTCTGCTCCAGCACCACAACCAGTTAATCCGGTTGTAGCATCTCGAACTGCACAAAGTGTTTCGACAACAACATCACCATCAGGTTCTTCGTCGTCAAGTGCATCATCAGGACTTGCATCGAGAGGTGCTGCTTCTTTCTCTGGAGCAAATTCAAGAAATACTGCCGGATATACCGGTAGAGACCCACTTGCACAAACATTCAAGATTGGTTCTGATGAAGATCAAACCGGAAGATTTATTACTTCGGTGGATATTTTCTTCTACACAAAGTCATCGGAACTTCCAGTTTATGTTGAACTACGCTCTGTTGAATTAGGAACACCAACTCAAAAAATCTATCCATTCAGTAAAGTAGAAATACTTCCCAGAAATATTAATATTTCGCAAACTGGAACTATAGCAACAAGAGTTACCTTCCATGCACCAGTATTCCTAGAGGGAAATAAGGAACATGCATTAGTTCTTCTTTCAGACTCTACTGATTATAGTGTCTTTGTTTCCAGACTTGGTGAAGTTGATATTACAACAGCAGCACTTCCAGAATCTCAACAAAGATTAGTTACAACTCAACCCACTCTCGGATCACTCTTTAAGTCCCAGAATGCTTCTACTTGGACCCCATCTCAGTATGAAGACCTTAAGTTTAATTTATTTGCTGCTGTTTTTGAACCTACTGGATCAGTAAATTTCTTCAATCCTCAGTTGAATAGAAGCAATGATCAAATTGCTATTCTCCGCAACAATGGTCTAAACATTGAATCAAGAAGAGTAAGAGTTGGTTTAGGAACCACTCTATCAGCATCCACAATTGCTGATCTCACGGAAGGAAGTTTTGTAATTCAGAGAGATACTAATGCGATTGGTGATTTTGCTTATGTGACTGGTATTGCTACTGGATCTTTGAGTATTCCAAACTCCGGTATTGGTTATACACCATCATCTGGCACTTTAAGTTATTCCAACGTTCCTCTCACATCAATAACTGGATTTGGTAGAGGGGCAACGGCATCTATCACTGTAACAAATGGTAGTATTACTGCAGCGGGAATTTCTTCTGGAGGTACGGGATATCAGGTTGGTGACATTTTAACTGCTGATAATATTGGCATTACTTCAATTGGTAGAAATCTAAGACTTTCTGTCCAAGCACTATCAGCGTTCAATGAACTAGTAATTGATAATGTTCAAGGTGAATTTGAAGTTGGAGTTGCTAAATCAATTCGTTATTTCAGTGCAATTCCTGGAATTGGATATACTGATCTGAATGGAGGATCTGTATTTGCTAATAATATTAATGTTGAAAGAGATGGACTTCATATTGATGTGAAGCACAGAAATCATGGAATGCACGCAAGAACTAACATCGTTAAAATTTCAAATGTTACTTCTGATATTACTCCAATTAAACTTACCAATGATACGGAAAGAGACTTTACTGGAAATCTTGTAGTAACTGGTTTTACTACTAATTTCAATACTTTCGAGAACGTTGGTATTTCATCAACAAATCCGGGTTATGTTGTAGTTAACTCAGAGATTATTTCTTACACTGGAGTAACTGCCGGCACACTAACTGGAATTACTAGAGGTGTTGATTCCACTCTTCAAATTAGACATCCTGCCAATTCATTCATTTATAAGTATGAACTTGGTGGAGTATCTTTAAGAAGAATTAACACTACACATACCCTACAAGACGCTGATGATGACAAGGAAAACACATTAGATTCTTATTACATTAAGATCGATCCATCTTCCAATGGCGTCAATAGAAGCACAGGTATAAGTTTACCAAAACTTTATCTCAATTCCACTAAGTCTACTGGTGGTTCTATTATTGAAGCAACTCAAAATATTCAATATGAGATTGCGCAACCATTAGTACAAACATTTACACCACCACAAACTACCATTACTGCTTCATTGAGAACAATAAGTGGAACTAGTATTGATGGTTCTGAGGAGACATTCTTGGACAGGGGAACTCAAACTATTAAATTAAATGAGGACAATTTCTTCGAAAACCCAAGAATTATTGCAGCAAGAGTAAATGAAAGAGCATTCCTGAATAATATTATTCAGGGAAATAAGTCATTACAGATGACTTTAAACCTTTCTACAACAAATCAATACCTATCTCCGGTGATTGATCTTGATAGAGTTGGTATGATTCTAACTTCAAATAGAGTAAATTCTCCGATAACTAGTTATAGTTCTGATGAAAGAGTATCTCTATTAGAAACCGATCCAAATGCTTTCGTCTATGCTTCAACTCCAATTCAATTGGAGGTTCCTGCAACATCTATTAAGATTATTGTTTCTGCCCATTTAAATACATATAATGATCTGAGAGCAATGTTTGCTATTATGAAAGATGCTAATGATAAACCAATTTACTATCCATTCCCCGGAAGTGGAAATATAACTGGTGATGGAAGAACTGTTAATATATCATATAATGATGGAAGACCCGATCTTCCATTGAAGTTGACCTCTAAACTTGGATTTAAGAGCGAAGAAGTTGATTTTACTGACTATGAGTTTACAGTCAATGAACTTGAAACATTCAAGTATTTTAGTGTAAAACTAATCGGTTCTTCTACTTCACAAACATATCCACCAAGACTTAGAGATTTGAGAATTATTGCCCTCGCTTAATTATGGAAAAAGTACAAGTTAAAGGGCATTCAAATCTCTTTAGGGATAAATCAAGTAACGCCATATTAAATACTGATATGAACGCATACCAAAATTACAAGGAATCTAAGAGAATTAAGGAGGAAGAAACTAAACGTATTGCCAATATTGAAGACGACCTTAATTCTCTTAAAGGTGATATTGATGAAATTAAAAATTTACTAAGGAGTTTGGTTAATGGATCCTGATAAAGTTAAATTGGAAAGTTTGAATAAATTATTTGAATATGAAAAACTTGCTAGAGATATAGATAGTATAGATGATATCGAAACTCTCAGAGATTTATCAAAGAGTTACATAAAATTATATCTTAGTCAACAAGAAGCAATTTCGAATCTTAATTTCTAATGGCTCAACCATCTACCAGACAAGAATTAATTGATTATTGTAAAAGAAAACTGGGAGCACCAGTTTTGGAAATTAATGTTGCTGATGAGCAAATTGAAGATTTGGTAGATGATGCTATCCAGTTCTTCCAAGAACGTCACTTTGATGGCGTTTACCCTACATTTTATAAGTATCAAATCACACAAAATGACATTGATAGGGGAAGAGCAGGACTGGGTAGAAGTAATACTGGATTGGCAACAACATCCGTTACTACAAACATTGTAGGAACTGCAACGACATTTACCTATAGCGAGAATAGTAATTATCTTCAGGTTCCACCTAACATAATAGGAATTAATAAAATCTTCACTTTTGATGGTACAAATACCATTACAAACAACATGTTCAGTGTGAAGTATCAATTGTTCCTGAATGATGTGTATTACTGGGGAACAACTGAACTGCTAAGTTTTGCAATGGTTAAGACATACTTAGAAGATCTAGATTTCTTGTTGAACACACAAAAACAAATAAGATTTAATAAAAGACAAGATAGGTTATATTTGGATATTGACTGGGGCGCAGTTTCTCCCGGACAGTATATCATTATTGATTGTTATTCTACTCTTGATCCTAACGATTATTCTAGAGTATGGAATGATTCATTCATCAAACCATATTTAACTTCTTTGATTAAAAAGCAATGGGGTCAAAATATGATGAAATTTACTGGAGTTAAACTTCCAGGTGGTGTGGAATTAAATGGTAGACAGATGTTTGATGATGCTCAAAGAGAAATTGATATCTTAATGGAGAAAATGTCTAATACTTATGAACTTCCACCACTAGACATGATTGGATAGGTTAAATTATGCTCAATCCATTCTTTCTACAAGGTTCTAAGGGAGAACAAGGTCTTATACAAGACCTAATAAACGAACAATTGAGAATGTATGGTGTTGAAGTTTTTTATCTTCCCCGCCAATACATCACAGAAAAAACAATTATAAAAGAAGTTATTGAATCTCAATTTACCAGTGCTCTACCAATAGAAGCATATGTTGATACATATGAAGGATATGGTGGACAAGGTACATTACTATCAAAATTTGGCGTACAAGATATAGATGATTTAACATTAATTATATCCAGAGAGAGGTGGGAAAGTTACATACAACCTCTTATCAGAAATAAACCAAGTATAAAACTATCAAAAAGACCAAAAGAGGGAGACTTAATCTATTTTCCTCTAGGCGATCGTTTATTTGAAATAAAGTTTGTTGAGCATGAAAAACCATTTTATCAATTGCAAGGATTATATACTTATGAATTAAGATGTGAACTCTTTAGGTATGAAGATGAAGTTATTGATACTGGAATTGATAATATTGACGACAACACTGCCCAGGATGCAATCATTCAAACTCTCCAGTTAGTAGGCATTGGATCTACTGCAACCGCAATAACTGGAGTTGTAAATGGTGGGGTTAAATCTGTAACTATATTAAATAGGGGCAATAACTATACTTCAGCACCAGTTGTTGCATTCTCTTCTGCTCCATTTGGAGGTATCACTGCAACTGGAATTGCAACAATGCTTGGTGGAATTGTAGATATCTGTGGACCAGATGAAACTAAATTGCGCGTTCAGGCAGTTGAACTTATTAATCCTGGTGCAGGATATACAGTTGCTCCAAAAATTTCCTTTACTGGTGGTGGAGGATCTGGTGCAGTAGGAATAGCATCAATTGGAAACGGTATAGTTGGTGTTATTACGGTTACCCGCGGAGGAAGTGGATATGTAACACCACCTACCGTATCTTTCTCTGGAATTCCGACAGTAAATGCTTCTGCAAGAGCTATTATTAATGATGCAGGAGAAGTGACTCAAATTAGGATTACAAATTCTGGTCTCGGATATATCACTACACCAACTATTACCATTTCATCTCCAAACATATATGTTGGATTTGGAACTTACATTTATAATGAAGTAGTTGTTGGAAGCGCAAGTAGTGTAACCGCTAGAGTTAAGAGTTGGAACGCTATTACTAAGGTATTAGAAGTATCAAATATCAGTGGATCTTTTGCTCCAGGTGAGACATTAATTGGACAAATCTCTGCTGCACAATATTCATTAAAAACAGCATATACAGACAATCTTGGACCAATTAATAATCTAGACGATGCTTATTCTGGTGGTGATACAAAAGATCGTTTTGCTGAAAATAGACAGATAGAAATAGAATCAGATGCAATTTTAGATTTTAGCGAAGAAAACCCATTTGGAATTCCTTAAATTATTAAATAGTTAAATAGTACTATGTATCCAATAGAACTATGTTTGACTATTTTTATCACGAGATCCTGAGGAAGACTATTATTGGTTTTGGAACTCTTTTTAATAGTATAACAGTAAAGCATAAAAAAGATAGTGGGGAAGTAATATCTCTAATTAAGGTTCCAATAGCATATGGACCAATTCAGAAGTTTCTTGCTCGCGTTGAGCAGCAACCTAATTTAAATAAACCAGTTCAAATCACTCTACCAAGAATGTCTTTTGAACTGGTTGGGTTAAACTACGATCCAACTAGGAAGGTAACTTCAACACAAACATTTTTAAGTCCATCTACTACTGATGGAACAGATATCAGAAAAGCATATATGCCTGTTCCATATAACATGGATTTTGAATTAAGTATAATGACCAAGTTGGATGATGATATGCTTCAAATTGTAGAGCAAATATTACCATATTTTGGACCATCATATACCATAAGTATTAACCTATTAAACTTGATTGGTGAAAAGAGGGATGTTCCAGTAACATTGAATAGTATTTCAATGTCTGATGATTATGAAGGTGATTTTACTACTCGTAGAGCATTGGTTTATACTTTACGATTTACTGCAAAAAATTACCTATTTGGACCTATTTCTTCTGCTTCGGACGATATCATCAAAAAGGTTTCTCTTGGATTTATATCTGGAGACACTAGGTCTACAACAAGAGATCTTACTTATAGTGCAGAACCAATTGCAACAAAGAGTTATACTAATAATTCAGTAACACTAGTTTCTGAAGATATTGGACTTGAGGATAATGCAATTAATGTTTCAAATGCTTCAAGCATATCAGTAAACAGTTACATTACTATTGGAGATGAAACATTACAGGTAACTAAGAAATCAGGAAATACTTTAAATGTAGTTAGGGGTGCTTATGGAACTCCAATTTCAATTCATGTTTCTGGAACAGACGTAAAACTTATTACTGATGCTGATAATGATTTGATTGAATTTGGGGATGATTTTGGGTTTGGAATTTCCTTTAGTTAAGACTTATGAGTAAAAAATTTGAAAAATTAGATGAAGTGTTTAATGTTTCTAGCGAAACTATTTCTGCAGAACTTGATACCGTAGATAAAGATCTAAAGTCTCTTGTGAAAAAACAAGAGACCGAAGATGCAACTAAAAAAACTGATATTGAAAAAGATTATGAATATGCTAGAGGTAATTTGTATTCTCTAATGGAGAAAAGTCAAGAAGCACTTAATGGTATTCTTGAATTAGCACAGGAGAGTGATATGCCCCGTGCATATGAAGTTGCAGGACAATTAATTAAAAGCACTGGAGAAATCGCAGATAAGATACTTTTGGTTCATAAAATATTAAAAGATGTTGAAGAAGATAAACCAAAGGGTCCAACAACTGTTAACAATGCACTTTTTGTTGGTTCTACTGCTGACCTAGCAAAATTTTTAAAACAACAATCCGAAAATGAAAACGTTTAAGCAGTTTCAAGAAGATTGGAGCAATAAATATAAAAAGAGTATTGATTGCTCCAATCCAAAAGGATTTTCCCAAAAAGCACACTGTGCTGGTAGATCCAAAAGAGCAAAAGGCGAAGAAACTAAATCAAAACCAGTTGAATAATGCCCAAACTTAAATCCCATAAAACAGTCGAACAAATTGCAAAGAAGCATCGTCTTGATGTTTCTTTCATACAAAAGCAACTTGATATGGGAGAACCTATTGAGCATGAACATACAAAGGATCATGAACTTGCAATGTATATCGCTCTTCAACATCTTGATGAAATTCCAGATTATTATACTCGTTTGAAAAAAATGGAGGCAGATGCTAAAAAGCATCATAAAAAATTTAAAGATGTAAAAGAAGAATGTGACTGTGAGAAAAATGCGGTTAATGAACTTGAAGTTGGTCTTAAAAAACTAAACAATACTTCTTACGATTCCATAGATAAACTTATGCGTCGTATTATGAAAAAACATGATATGACTGCGAAAGAACTTCACACTTCTTTTGTCGAGAAACATAATAAAACTCCAGATGACTGGGTAAAAAATATAGAAGAAGAAACTAAGTCTGGAGATGAAGGTCTTCGTGATTGGTTTAATAAGTCAAAATCATCAGATGGAAAGAAAGGGTGGGTCCAACTTGGAGGTAAATGGGCAGGCAAACCATGCGCTCGTCAACCTGGACAAACTTCAACTCCAAAATGTGGAAGTTCTAAAATGAAAAGAGCACTTTCTAAAGATGAAGAGGAAGCAGCAAGAAGACGGAAAAATAAACTAGATCCAAATCAACCAGAAAAAACTGGGGCAGCAAAACCAACTAACGTAAGAACTGAAGAAATGGATTTACAAAAAGTTAAGGATAAACCAAGTAAAGGTAGTGGAAAAAAAGATGCTTGCTACCATAAAGTAAAGTCTAGATATGACGTTTGGCCAAGCGCATATGCTTCTGGAGCACTTGTAAAATGCCGCAAAGTTGGTGCTGCAAACTGGGGAACTAAAACGGAGGAAACTCAAATGCACGAAGAAGAAAGATATTGTCCAATGTGCGATAAGAGGGAAACAAGATCTGAATGTGCTTATGGTGGTAAAGTCTGGGATAAGGTTTCTATAAAAGATGAAGAATATTCAATGGCCAGATCAGAATTGAAAACCATTGAAGATGCAGTAAAGAGACTTAAGGCAAAAGTTGGTAAAGGTGAAGGAGATCTTGAGGCATGGGTTCAATCAAAAATAACTAAAGCAGCGGATTATATTGATACTGCTGCAGATTACATTGGTAGTGGTGAAATGGAAGAGTCAATAAGTTATACCATTGACTCTAAGGCACAAAGAACAGCACAAAGAAGAGAAAAAATAAGAAATCTTTCTCAAAGGGGAATTGGTGGAGAAAAAGAAGTGGCTTCGAAAAAATTGGGTTCAGTAGCAGAACTTCCAAATCTCAAAAAAGAGGAAAAAGTTGTAGATGAAATGAAGTGTTGGCCTGGTTATACAAAGAAAGGAACACAAACATTGTTCGGAAAAAAATACAATAGATGTGTCAAGGCAGAAGATGTTACAATCGAAGATGCTGAAGGAAATACATTTGCTGAAGTTGTAGATTTAATCAAACCAGAACCAATTAAAGGATTTAAATCTCAAATTGATGAAGCATCTAGACTTCAAGCACAGACTGGCAACGTAATTGCGGTCACTCTTTCATGGAGAGGAAAATATTACAATGTTAAAATGTTCTTCCCTCAAGTAAAGTTGCCTTCAAGATCTGAACTGACTGCCGAACTACAAAAGGTCTATCCAGATTCAAGATTAGTTCATCACTATGTTTCAGAAATTCAACCAGGACAACCACTAATTCAAGCGTTTGGACCTCAGGGTGGTAATGCAGCAAAAGTGGGACCAAATAGGAATTATGTAAAAACTATGGGGGAAGAAGTTGAGATTGATGAAGACTGGCAGGAAGTTAATAGAAAAGATAAAACTGATGGATTAAGTCCTGCTGCAGTAAAAGCATATCGTAGAGAAAATCCAGGTTCTAAATTGCAGACTGCAGTAACTGAGAAAAATCCAACAGGTAAAAGAGCAGAAAGACGACAATCATTTTGTCGCCGCATGAAGGGTATGAAATCAAAATTGACAAGTGCGGAAACATCAAGAGATCCAGATAGCAATATCAACAAAGCACTTCGTAGATGGAATTGTAATTAATAGTTAGGTTTTTATTATGAGCAATGATGTATACTTAGGTAATCCCCTTCTCAAGAAGGCAAATACTCCTATCGAATTTACGCAAGAACAAATCTTAGAATTTGTTAAGTGTAAAGATGATCCGGTTTATTTTGCTAAAAATTATGTAAAGATTGTAACTCTAGACCATGGATTACAGTCTTTTCAGATGTATCCATTTCAGGAGAAACTGGTAAGAAGATTCCATGAAAACAGATTTAATATCTGTAAGATGCCTCGCCAGACTGGTAAATCCACTACGGTAGTTTCTTTCTTATTACACTATGCAGTAAACGATAACGTAAACATTGGTATTCTTGCAAACAAAGCAGCAACTGCAAGAGAACTTTTGGATAG